GAAGCCGCGCAAAAGCTCGCTGAAAGCCACGAGGCGGACAACACGGCACCGGTCGATCTTTTGTATAATATCGGCGAGACCGACGCGAACGAAGAGCGCGGCGACATTGAAGAGAAAAGCAAAAGCGCCGCGGCACTTCGTGAAGCGGTCGCCCTGAACTTTGCCTCGACGTTCGCGCACTACGAGCGGCGTCTTGCCAATCGCCGCGCCGATCTCGAGCGGCGCCAAGCGCCCGAGAAAGTCGAGTCGAACCTTGCGAGCGAGCGCGTGGCCCTTCGCCCGCAGATCCTCGCCGAGAGCACGGCCACCGTCGAGCTTTGCAGCCGCATCACGGGGCAAGTCCTCGAGCTCGACGCGCCCATCCTTCTCGCGCTCGACGAAATCGACAACGGCGCCGACCCGCGGACTGTCGCCGCGCGGCTCGCTATTCGCATTCTGCCGGCGACAACGACGGAGCGAGCCGCATGAGACTCAAGCGATCCAATGGGACCTTTCCCTTCCCCACCGACCTCGTGCCCGCGGCGCTTGAGCCGGCCGCGCCCAATCCATCGCGACCGCGCGCGGCAGCTGGGGGGAGGTTCTTCGCTCGCGCGAACGCGAAAGAAAAGACCGGCGAGCTTTATCTCTACGACGTCATCGGCGGCTACTGGGACGGCATCCACGCGAAGGACATCGTCAAGGCGCTCGACGAGATGGGCTCCGCCACCAAGACGCTCAACATCTACATCAATTCGCCCGGTGGCGAGGTGTTCGAAGCAGTCGCGATCATGAGTGTGCTCGAGCGGTTCGATGCGACGAAGAACGTCTACATCGACGGCATTGCTGCCAGCGCTGCGTCCTTCGTTGCGATGGTCGGCGACACGATCACGACGGCGAGTAACGGCATGTGGATGATCCACGAGCCGTGGGGCTTCGCGATGGGGCCGGCCAAGGACATGCGCGCGACCGCCGACGTGCTCGACAAGATCCGCGGCACGATGATCGACATCTACGCGAAGAGGACCGGCGCGAAGGCCGACGACATCTCGCAGTGGCTTGCCGATGAAACGTGGATGACCGCGGCCGAGGCGAAAGAGCGCGGCTTCACCGACGAGGTCACCGAGGAAGAGAAGTCGACTGGGCAAGACGTTGCCGCCGCGTACGCGGACGTCATTGCCGCGTACAAGCACCCGCCCGCGAAGTACCGCCCGCCGAGCTCGCCGAGTGACGCGCGGCTCGCAGCGGCCGAGGCGTATGCGATGAGAGTTCGAGCCGGGGCCAGCCCCGGTGCGAAGCGCGAAGGCCAGCCGGAGCGCGTGGGGCAATCAACGACACGATGACGGGGCAGCGCTTCGTCTGAATTGGGGAAAGACAAATGAGACTTCACCATCAACTTTCAAGACTGCTCGCGGTGCTGGCCGCGGTGCCGATCTGCGTTTACGCGGATGCGCGCAATCCGGTCGTCGCGATCGAGGAGCTACGCAACAAGGTTTGCGCGCTCGTCGACCGGGCCAAATCGATCAAGGCTACCGCCGACGCGGACAACCGGCCCATGACGGACGAGGAGAGCCGCGAATTTGACGCGATTCTCAATGCTGTCGACGCGACCAAGGCTGAGATTGCTCAGTCGGAGCGGCTTCTCGCACTCGACCTGGAGATCTCGGCGCCCGGGCCACGCCGCACGCAGCCGGCCGACGATCCCGCAGTAGCAGCAGCGCCCCCGCCCGCAGCGGCAGCGCGACCGGGCAATGGTGCGGCGCCCCGAGTGACCGGTGGCATGCCGTCGGGCGCTTCCGCCGGGAGCTACGGCTTTCGTTCGCTCGGCGAGTTCGCGCTCTCCGTGAAGAACTCCATTCGTGGGCAGACGGATCCCCGGCTCATGTCGGCCGGTCCGACGACCTACGGGCAAGAGGGCACGGGCGAAGACGGCGGCTTTGCCGTGCCGCCCGACATGCGCACCGAAATCCTCTCGAAGGTGATGGGGGAAGAAAGCCTTCTTCAGTACACCGACCAGCAGGTCTCGAGCTCGAATCAGCTCACGGTGCCGAAAGACGAAACGACGGCTTGGCAAACATCCGGCGGTGTCCAGGCGTACTGGGAAAACGAGGCTGCTCAGCTCAAGGCAAGCAAAATGGAGCTCCAATCGGAGACCATCCGCTTGAACAAGCTGACGTCGCTCATTCCGGTGACCTCTGAGCTTCTCGAGGACGCAACCGCGCTCGCGTCGTACCTGCGTCGCAAGGCGCCCGAAAAGATGACGTTCAAGATCAACGACGCGCTCGTGAACGGCGTGGGTAAGGGGCAGCCGCAGGGGATTCTCAACTCGGGGGCCAAGGTCGCTGTGGCCAAGGAGACCGGGCAAACTGACCTCACGGTGAACTTTGCCAACATCAACAAGATGTGGGCGAGAATGTACGCGCCGTGCCGTCGCCGATCGATCTGGATCGTCAACCAAGACGTCGAGCCGCAACTCATGGCGCTCGCGTTTCCGAACGCGGGCTCGGGCACCGTCGTGCCGGTGTACATGCCGCCCGGCGGTCTCTCGGTCGGGCCGTACGCCACGCTTCTCGGCCGGCCCGTCATCCCCAGCGAAGTCGCCCAGCAACTCGGCTACGAGGGCGATCTCATCCTCGTCGACTTCTCGCAGTACCTCACCGTTGCCAAGGCGGGCGGGCTTCGCTCGGACATCTCCATTCACCTATGGTTCGACTACGACGTGACGGCCTTCCGTTTCATCATGCGGCTCGGCGGTCAGTGCTGGTGGACCTCGCCCATCAAGCGCGCGCACGGGACGAACACCCTTTCGACGTGCGTCACCCTCGCCGACCGGCACGCCTAATCGGGGTCGGCCCTACAAACTCCAAAGCAAAGAAAGAAAAGCCAACATGATCAGCGTAAACGTCAGACCGAGCTCGGTCATCCTCATCAAAGACACGATCCCGGCGCAATCGCTCACGGCCTCGGCCGCGTCGACGGGATGGGTGAAAACATCCGACGAGCACAAGCACGCCATTGCGCTTCTCTTCGGATCGATCGCGACGGGGGCAGGCGTCACCATCTCCGCGCAGCAGGCGACCGATTCGTCGGGTACGGGCGCGAAGGTGCTCAACATCAACGGAGCGGCGACGGCGGTCTATGTCGACACCGACGACAACAAGAGCGCGATTCTCGACCTCGATCCCGTCGATGTCGAGAACACGTTCTATTACATTCGCGCGACCGTCACCACGACGGGAGCCGGCGACGCGGTGCTCGTTGCCGCGGCGCTCATCGGCGTCGGGCCGAAGCATGAGACGGGGCTGAACCCCTCGACGACGTAGCCAGTATCTTTGGGCGGGGGACTCGGGGCTCTTATCCCTTTCGAGTTTCGGGTCCCCCGTTCGCAGTGTGGGAGGCGAGGCGCTTTTGAGTTCGTACCTGTATGACCGATCGGTTCGCGGAGCCAAGCTCATCACCGGCCCGGTGGTGGAGCCGGTGTCCCTCGATCTGGCCAAGCAGCACTTGCGACTCGAGTCGTCCTTCACTACCGATGACACGTACGTCAAGACGCTTATCCGCGCCGCGCGCGCGTGGGCGGAGCAGTACACCCGCCAGTGCTTTTGCAAGCAGACGTGGAAGCTCACGCTCGACCGGTTCCCGACCTGGGGCGATACCGACGACGTCTATTTTTGGCTCTTTCGCCGAGGGATCATCGACCTTGCGAAGCCCCCGCTCACGGCGGTCACCGAGCTCGCGTACATCGATACCAGCGGCACGCGCACGGTCATTGACCCAAGCCTCTACAAGCTCGACATCCAAGCGGCCTACGCTCGGCTCGAGCCGGTGTATGGGGAGTTCTGGCCCATCACACAGTTTTCGATCGCGACGGTCGAGATCACGACGACGAGCGGCTACACGGATGGCGTGAAGACGCCGGGCGGATCGACTCCGCCCGACAACGCGCCCGCCGACGGCGATCCGCTGAACCTCATCCCCGACCCCATCAAGCTTGCGATGCTTCTCCTCGTTGGCGCGTTCTACGAGAACCGCGAAGAGGTGCTCGTTGGCCAGATCCCAACGCGCCTTCCCTTCGGCGTGGAGGACCTTCTCTCGCCCTATCGCTTCGTGAGGTGGCCGTGACGATTCGGTCCGGAGCCCTGCGCCATCGGGTGACGATCCAATCGCGCGCGACGACGCAGACGGCGAGCGGACAGCCCACTTGGAACTGGACCACCTTCGCAACGGTGTGGTCCTCGGTGGAGCCGCTGCTCGGTGGGGGCGAAGTGCTTGCGGCGGCGCAGCGTCAAGCACGCGTGCCGACCCGCTTTCGCATCCGCTACCTGACCGGCGTTCTGCCCAGCATGCGCATCCTCTGGGATGGGCGGCTCTTCGACATCAAAGAGGTCCAGCAGCCGCGCGGGATCGAGTACGAGATGATCCTCATCACCGAGGAGCTCGTTGGCGTGCAAGCGAGCTGGGGGTGAAGTGGGGCCATGCCGAACGAGTTCAAGATCGAAGGGCTTGAAGAGTTGCGCGAGAAGCTCGAGGGGCTCGGCGCCATTGCGGGGCAGAAGGTCGTTGCGAGCGCCGCGCGTGCGGCGATGCAGCCGGTGCTCGACGAGGCGGTGCGCCTCGTGCCGAAGAAGACTGGGCTTCTTGCCAAGACGCTCCGCCTCACGGCGACCAAGCCAAAGAGCGGGGACATTGTGGCCTCGGCCGGCATCGCCATGCGCGCCAAGGTGAAGGACGAGATCCCCGTCGAGGAAGGGTTTCAGGGACCGGCGCTCGACGTGAAGGTGAAGGGCGCGGGCTGGCGCTGGCACTTTGTCGAGTTCGGCGTGCCGTCGCGCGGCATCCCGGCGCATCCGTTTTTGCGTCCCGCCATGAGCACGAAGGTGACCCAAGTCGTCGAGATCTTTCGCGCCGCCCTCGAGAAGAAGGTCCTCGCGGCGATTCGCAAACAGGGCAAGGCGAAGGCCGGGGGGTGACAGGTGCGGACCGGCGAGCGCATCTACTCGATCCTCTCGGCGAACTCAGCCGTTGTGGCGCTCGTGGGCACGCGCATTACGCCGTCGGTCATGCCCGAGCTCCAGCCACAGCCGGCGATCGTGTACACGGTCGTATCCAACGACCCGGTGCCGACGGTCGACGGAGCCTCGTTTCTTCGCCACTCGATCGTGCAGATCGATTGCTACTCGTTCGAGTACGACCTCTCGCACGCGGTGGCCGATGCGGTCGAGGCAGCTTTGAGCGGCTACGACGTTCCGGCCGTCGTGTCGGTTACGCTCGAATCGACGCGCGATGTGTCGGAGGAAGGGGTCACGCAGTACCAACGCGTTATGCTTCAATTCTCAATTTGGGGAGGAGATAAGTAGCCATGCCGAGCAAAGCAACGAGTGGGCAGAAAGTACAATTCGAACGGGGCGACGGGGCGACGACGGAGGTCTTTACCAAGGTCGCTGAGATCACGACCTTCACCGGTCCTTCGCGAACGGCCAAAGAGATCGACGTGACGAGCGTCGACTCGGACGCGATGGAGTACATCGCGGGGATCATGGACTCGGGGGAGATGAGCCTCGATGGCAACTTCGTTGCGTCGGACACGATGCAGCAAGGGCTTGCCGCCGACCTCACCAATCGCGTGCGTAGGAACTTCAAGTTCCTGCTCAACGACCATCCGACGACGCCGACGAGCATCTCGTTCACCGCCTTGGTGAAGGCGTTTTCAATCAAGGGCGGGGTGAACGCGAAGCTCGACTTCACGTGCTCGCTCCGGCTGACCGGGACGCCGACGATCGTCTACGCCGCGGCAGTGCCGTGATGGCGCCGCTCAATAAAGAAGCCATCCTCGCCGCAGTCGATCGCAAGTTCGTCGATGTCGAGGTGGCCGAGTGGGGCGGCTCTGTCCGTCTCGGCTCGATGAACGCGGAAGAGCGGCTCGAGTACGAGGAGATCATTCAGGCGAACGGCACGAATCGAAACCATTCGATGGGGGCGATGCTCGTCCGGTCGATTCGCGACGAGAGTGGCGAGCGCCTCTTCACGGACGAGGACATCGCGGCGCTCTCGAGAAAGGACCCGCGGATTCTTCTCGACCTCTACAAGAGGGCGGCCGATTTGAACGTGCTTTCGGAGAAGAGCGCGGAGCAAACCAAGGGGGAATGAGTGGGCGGCCGGGGCAAAGATTCGCGCATCGTCTCGCGCTCGCACTCGGAAGAGTCGACGTGTGTCGGATGCTGCGCGAGATCACGTCTGAAGACTTCGCCAAGTGGGAAGCGTACTTCCTGCTCGAGCCATTTGGCCCGCTCGGCGAGGACGTGCGCACGGCTCGCGTGTGTGCCGCGGTCGCCAACTTTTCCCAGTATCGCAAGGAAGACCGGTCCCTCTGGTCGCCGAGCGAGTTCATGCCCGTCTCTCCCCGAGAGCAGGAGCCGGAGATCGAAGGGCTCGGCGGGGACCTTGTCCGAGCGTTCAAGTCCGCCGGCGCGATCGTGGTGAACTGACATGCCGACCATCGCCGATCTCGTCGTTCGGATGGATGTGGACTCGGCGAAGTTTCGCTCCGAGATCACGAAGGTCCAGAATCAAATCGACCAGTTGAAAGGGAAAGCCGAGGAGACGAACAGCATCCTCAAGGAGTTCAAGGAAGCTTTCGAATTCGAAATCGTCAAAGAGGCGGCGATGAAGCTCTTCGAGTTCGCGAAGGCGGGCGGCGAAGCGGCCGACCGGATGTCTCGTCTCAGCGAACAGGTAGGCGTCGAGATCGGCGCCTTATCGGAGCTCTCCTACGCGGCGCAAGTGACGCAGGTCGGGACCGAGACGCTCGCAACGGGCCTCATCCGCATGTCGAAGAGCATGGGTCAGGCAGGCGACAACTCGACGACCGCGACGCGTGCGTTCAAGGCGATCGGTGTTGAGATTCGCGACTCGGCGGGGAAGCTCCGCGACGTCAACCAGGTATTCAACGAGGTTGCCGAGCGCTTTAGCCGCATGGAAGACGGCGCGACGAAGACCGCGATTGCCGTTGCGATCTTCGGACGGGGCGGCGCCGAGCTCATTCCGATGTTGAACAAGCTCACCGGCAAGTCGGCGGAGTTCGCCAAGGAGGCAGAAAACATCGGCTACAAGCTCGACGAGAATGCGAAGAAAGCGGCGAACGAGTTTCAAGAGAGCCTGACGCGAATGCATCTCGCGATGGAGTCGCTCTCCATGCAGATCGCGGTGAAGCTCTCGCCGATGTTCAAAGAACTTGCCGACGCGATCGTGAAGTCGGACGACGCTAGTAAGGCGTTCAAGTTCGTGGTCGATGCCCTTGTCCTTGTTTTTAGGTCCGTTGGGTCGGTTGTGATCGGAGTGATCGCCGACTTGGAAGTCTGGCGCGATGCCGTCGGGGCTACGATCGCCGCGGGGATCTTGGCCGCAACGGGCGAGTTCACGAAGGCAAAGAACACGCTGAAGCAGGGCATGAAAGACATCGAAGGCGATTTGGAGAGGAATCAAAAGCGACTCGAAGACTTATGGAAGCCCCCGGAAAACGACGAGGACAAATGGGGCGTCGACATTTTCAAGATCGACCCGAAGTTTCAGGCCGAGTCGAGCGAGGCCGAGCGCGCGATGAAGCGCGCCTTCGAGACGCTCGAGCACATGGTCGAGCAGCACCAAGAGAAGATGGCGAAGCTTCAGAACGGCTACGAGTTCGGCGCGGTCGGCGAAATGCGCTACCGGCTCGAAGCGGGCGACCTCGCGAAGGCGCTCGCCCTCGTCGGTGACAAGGCGAATTACTTTCGGCAGAAGATCATGGAGCTGACGACGGCCGAGGCGCAGGCAACGGCCGAGGCGGAGCGCAACAAAGAAGCGCAGGGAGCGTTCAAGGCATTGACGGCCGAAGTGGACAACTTGCACGCGGCGCTCGCGAAGAAAGCCGACGGGCAACTCGCCGCGATGATTCAAAAGATCGCGAGCCCCGAGATGGCGGCGAACCTGAGCAAGCTCGACGCGGCGACGCGGCAGGTCTTCATCGACGATCTTGAGAAGGGCGCGGCCGAGATCGACAAGTTCAATGCGCGGCAAAAGGAACTTGCCGAGTACGAGCGCCAAGACGCGGAAGTGAAGGAGGCGGCGATTGCCATTCACAAGAAGGGGCACTCCGCACTCGAGGAGTACAACGACGAGGTGGAGCGACTAAACAAGCTCCTGGGAGAAGGGCTGTCCCAAGAGGACCTTGCACTCGGGATGAAGCACGCCAAGGACAAGTTCATTACCGAAGGCGGCGAGATGACCGACTTCACCAAGGAGATGAGCCAGAGCATCTCGGAGGGCTTTCAAAAGGATCTTTTCGACAGCTTCGACCATGGGCTCGACAACATGGTCAACTCGTTCATCACGGCGCTCGAAAAGATGCTCGCCGCGGCCATCGCGAAGGACATTCTAGGCGGCATTCTCGGACTCGGCCCGCAGGGTGGATGGGGCACGAACGCGCTCAACAGTCTCGGCATCTCGATCGGCGCGACCGACAAGAAGGCCGGGGGCGGACCGGTGCAGATGGGGCAGGCGTACATGGTCGGCGAGCAAGGCCCCGAGATGTTCGTCCCGGCGATGTCGGGCAACATCGTCCCGAACGGGGGCGGCACACCCTCGTCGTCGCAGACCGTGCGGCACATCCTCGAGGTCGCCGACCACGGGCACCGAACGGTGCGCGATATCTGGGAAGGCTTTCTCGCCGACGAGGCGGCGAATCGATGATGCGCGTCTATCCGCTCGGGCTCTGCCGCGCCGGGGGCGGAGCGCTCTTTCTCCTCGAGGGGGCGCCGCCCGCGGCGGGCGTCGTGTGGACGCTGAGCGGCACTGCCGGCGGGACGCTCACGCCGCTCGCTAACGCGACGAGCGGGGCGGGTGTGGCCCTCGCCAAGTGGAACGGCACGGGCGCGACAGCGGGCGGC